ATGTTCTGAATGAGGCATTCCTTGAACGCTTCTGTGTGACCTTTGAGCAACCTTATCCTGCCTCTACTATTGAGGTTCGCATTCTTCAAGGTGTTGCGAAGCATCTTGGTCTCACTGAGATTGATGAGTTCTGTAAGAGGTTGGCGGATTGGGGGGACGTTATTAGGAAAACGTTCTACGATGGTGGTATTGATGAAATTATCAGCACCCGTCGTCTGGTTCACATCATCCGTGCTTATAGTATCTTTGGTAACAAAGCAAAGGCAATTCAAGTTTGTATCAATCGTTTTGATGATGAAACCAAAACTGCTTTCCTTGAACTTTACGATAAGATTGATGCTGATTTCAAGGTTGAGGATGCTACTGAAGCAACCAGCAATCTTGACGAACAGGTAGAAAACTGATATAATTTGGGGGAAGTTAATATGTTCTTCCCCCTTATTATGTTTGGTCCTGAAGACGAAAGAAATTTAGTTCAATACAACCTCACTATGAATGAACATAGTGGAATGCTTAATCTCACAAAAACCCCTGCTAATATGGAAACTCCGACTAATCACCTTTGGAAATATAATGAAGACAAAATCCTCAAGGATATTGAATATTATGTGACCAGCACTTATAACAGTCACTACTGCGGTCATAATGAAGATTATAAAGATATTCAAACCATTGACCTGATGGCAGCAAAAGACCTTGCGACACATTTCTGTCAGGCAAACATTCTCAAATACGGTTCTCGTTATGGTGATAAGGATGGTCGTAGTAAGCGTGATTTGCTGAAAGTTATTCACTATGCTATGCTCCTACTTCACTTTGACGGTCACTACACTCGTCAAGATAACGGTCTAACTGAATTTCGCTGATTATTATGAAAATCTCTGATAAAACTCTAACTCTTCTCAAAAACTTCGCAGGTATCAATCAGTCCATTCTCTTCAAAAAAGGAAATCAACTACGAAGTATTAGTGTGATGAAAAATATACTCGCTGAGGCAACCGTAGAAGAAGAGTTCCCGAAGGACTTTGGGATTTATGACCTGAACCAGTTTCTAAATGGTATTGGTCTCTATCACAGTCCTGAACTTGACTTTGATAACGAAGGTTATGTGATGATTAGGGAGGGTAAGTCCCGATCAAAGTATTTCTTTGCCGACCCTAATGTAATCGTAACTCCTCCTGATAAGTCCATCACTCTTCCAAGTGAGGATGTATGTTTCATTCTGGATACTAAAGAACTTGATAAACTCATCAAGGCATCTTCAATCTATCAACTCCCAGACCTTTCTGTAATCGGTGAGGCAGGAGTAGTCAAACTTGTCGTTCGTGATAAGAAGAATGATACTTCAAATGAGTTTTCTATTGTTGTTGGAGAAACTGATGAGGTATTTGCCTTCAACTTCAAGGTAGAAAATGTCAAAATTCTTCCAGGTACTTATGAAGTTGTAATCTCCAAGAAACTTCTTTCCCGTTTTGTCAATACAAACTTTGACGTTAAGTATTATATTGCGATGGAACCAGATAGCACTTTTGGGTGATAATATTTATGAATATCTTTTATAAATAAAATAAAAGATATTCATAAAATAAAAACATTCTTCTGTCACAAATGTTCTTCTGATGTTATAGAAACTGATTGGTATTATTCAGTCAGAGGTCGTGATGGTATGTGTAAATCCTGTAGAAAAAACTACAGGAAAAAAGAAAAAAGAGAGCACACTAAAAAATATGTTTCTGAAAGAAAAGAACATTATAAACAACTGATGACTGAATGGAGAAAAAATAATCCAGATTATCAAAAAAAAAATGGACTAAAAAATGTCCAGAAAGTCAGTTGTTGAGAAGTGCCAGGCAAAGAGTAAAACAAAAAGGTATGGAATGTACAATCACTCAAAATGATATTCACATTCCAGAATTGTGTCCAGTATTTAAAGTTCCTCTTGTGAAAAAAAACAGAGTATGCTCCCTCTCTTGATAGAATTGATAATACAAAAGGATATATTCCCGAAAATATTGTTGTTGTGTCAAGAAAAGCAAATATTATGAAAAATAACGGTTCTGTTGAGGACTTACGAATGCTGGTAGAATATTATTCAAAGTTGAGTTGAGGAACCTCCAATTAATATATTTGTTACATCCCCGTGGCCAGCAGAATGTGCTATTGTACTTCCTGACCGTCATATAACGAAAATGTCCGTTGAAACCTGCCAGATGCTCTCCATCGTTGCCTCTGAGTGGTATCACGGGTATGGACCCCTCCCTAAGGCAGACGGAACCCCCTACAGCACCGCCAAGGGGGCATTCAGGAACCATCCCTGTACCCAGTGGGCAGCAGAGAGCATCCATAATGCCTACTGGTTAATCAAGCACGGAATGAACCTTTGCGATGAGTATCATCTACGATACGGAAAGCAACATTCGTGCTATAATACTTTACTTCACGCATATTACCTTTTCCCCAAGGGTAAGATTACTGAAGTAACTCCATTTGCCCGTGCGATGCCAGATGAGTTTAAACTGGACACAACTATTGACACTTTTACTGCTTACAAGATGTACATTAAGTCCAAACCTTGGGTTAGCAGTAATTATCTTCGTATGCCGCAAAGAAAACCTGAATGGATTTAAGTGATGGATAATAGTCATCCTGTTTGTAATTTATGTGGAGGTAAAGGATGCGAAAAGTGCCATAGTGGTTGGGAGTGTACTGGAGAAACCTGTAACAAATGTGCTATGGGTTGGAAATTGGGATTAGTTAAATCAACTATTTCTCAAAAGAATTCTGGAACAACTCTTAAAACTGTAAATAATTTTGAAAAGTCCGTTCGTGAATTAAATTATGACTAACATAAAAACTTATGCGATTGATGAACTCACCCGAATTGGAATGTATGGTTCTGGTGATGAGATGAATGATGCGATGTGCGACCATATTCTCAAAATGGTTGATGTATTCGCAGAGGAAGGACACTCTGGATTTTCTGCTGAATATGCGATTGGTATTCTTCAAAAACTTCTGCGATATCAACCACTTTCTCCTTTGACTGGTGAGGATGATGAGTGGATGGAAGTTGGAGATGAAGTATTTCAAAATAAAAGGTGCTCACACATCTTCAAGAAAGGAAAAGACGGGCAAGCATATGATATTCACGGTAAAGTATTTGTAGAACCTGATGGTGTTTCTTATACCAGTCGTGATAGTCTTGTGTATATTGAGTTTCCTTATGTTCCTAAAACGGAATATGTAAATGTTGAAAAAGAGTTAAATTGATTATGACAAGTGAATTCTTATTCTGCGAAAAATACCGTCCTCAAGTCATTGATGACTGTATCCTTCCTGATGATACTAAAAAAACCTTTAAGGAGTTTGTAGAGAAGGGTGAAATTCCAAATCTCCTTCTTGCTGGACCTCCTGGTATTGGTAAGACCACAATCGCAAAGGCACTCTGTAATGAACTGGGTGCTGACTTTTATTTGATTAACGGTTCTGATGAAGGTCGTTTCCTAGACACCGTAAGAAATCAGGCAAAGAACTTTGCTTCTACCGTTTCTCTTACTGGTGGTTCAAAGCATAAGGTCATCATTATTGATGAGGCGGACAATACTGGTAATGATGTTCAACTTCTGCTTCGCGCAAATATTGAGGCATTCTATAATAATTGTCGTTTCATCTTTACTTGTAACTATAAGAACAAGATTATTGAACCACTGCATTCTCGTTGTGCCGTAATTGATTTCACTATCAAGGGCAAACAAAAAGCACAACTTGCTGCGAATTTCTTTCAACGACTTCAGGTAATCCTAAATACAGAAAAGATTGAGTATGACCCGAAAGTTCTTGTAGAACTTATTTCAAAGCACTTTCCAGATTTTCGTAGAGTTCTCAACGAATGTCAGAGGTATTCTACAAGTGGAAAGATTGATTCGGGCATTCTCGCAACGTTCTCAGACATTTCTGTAAATGACCTTATCAAGAATCTTAAGGCAAAGAATTTTACGGAAGTTCGTAAGTGGGTTGTCTCCAATCTGGATAATGATTCTTCTCTTATCCTACGGAGGGTATATGATGCTCTCTATGATGCTCTGGTCCCAAATTCAATTCCTGCTGCTGTCCTTATTATTGCTAAGTATCAGTATCAAATTGCTTTCGTTGCTGACCAAGAGATAAATCTGCTTGCCGCTCTTACTGAAATTATGTGTGAATGTGAATGGAAATGAAATCTCTTAAAACACCAATAAGGTATGCTGGTGGAAAGTCCCGTGCTTGCGTCAAGATGGACCCATACTTTCCAGATTTGCGGAACTATAATGAGTTCCGTGAACCATTTCTTGGTGGAGGTTCTGTAGCAATTCATATTACTAAAAAGTATCCAGACCTTAGGATTTGGGTAAATGATTTGTATGAACCTCTAGTTAATTTTTGGCAGCAACTTCAGATGTTCGGTGATGGATTATCCACTATTCTTGAAGCATATAAAAGTCAATATAATACTCCAGATAAGGCAAAGGCAGTCTTTTCTGTAATGAAGGATGCTCTGAATGACCCTCAAACTCCTAATCTTCAAAGAGCTGCTGCGTTCTATTTTGTGAACAAGTGCTCTTTTAGTGGTCTTACCGCAAGTTCTTCTTTTTCTCCACAGGCAAGTAACTCCAACTTTTCTCTTCGTGGTATTCAAAAACTACCTGAGTATTCAAAACTCATAGAGAATTGGCGTATAACTAATTATTCCTACGATTATATGATGGATGGAAACAAGAGTGCTTTTATGTATCTTGACCCTCCTTATGATATTAAGGACAATCTCTATGGGAACAAAGGATCAATGCACAAAGGATTTGATCACGATAAGTTTGCTGCTGATTGTAATTCCAATAATATGGATATGCTTGTAAGTTATAATACAGACCAACTTGTAAAAGATAGATTTTTAGGTGGAAAATGGAATGCTGTTGAGTTTGATTTGACTTACACGATGCGTTCTGTTGGAGAATATATGCGAGAGCAAAAACAAAGAAAGGAACTTTTACTTTTTAATTATGGAATTGAAGGATTGGTTGAACTCAATTAATTTTACAAAGGAAAATCTTTTAGAAGAAGACCCGACACTTGTAAAGGAGTATGCTCCTTATATTATAAATCGTTGTTTGTCTGGTCATATTGACTGCATTCTTTTTGCCAATGAAATGAATATGAATCATTCTTTAGATAAGGATATGCAATATTCATTTTATCTAAATAGTCTGAGGAAAAAAAAGAGATTTTCTCCTTGGATCCGAAAAGATACAATCAAAGACCTTGATTATGTCAAACGTTATTATGGTTATAGTAATGAAAAGGCACAACAAGCTTTGAAAATACTAAATAAAGAACAGATAAACTTTATCAAACAAAGACTTGAAATTGGTGGAAAAAAATGACAAATCAAACGATTGAACCTCAGGTAAATTGGACACCTGATATGATGGTAGAAGTCATTCTGAATGAACCAGATGACTTTCTTAAAGTTCGTGAAACTTTGACTCGTATTGGAGTTGCATCCAGAAAAGAAAGGAAACTATATCAAAGTGCTCATATTTTACATAAACAAGGTAGATATTACATTACGCACTTTAAAGAGTTATTTGCTCTAGATGGAAAGCACGCTAACCTCACAGTAAATGATATTCAAAGAAGAAATAGAATCATTAGACTTCTTGCTGACTGGGGACTTATTACCGTAGTTAATCAGGATAAAATACTTGATATTGCTCCTCTTAACCAAATTAAAGTTCTTCCCTACAAAGAAAAGGGTGAATGGGAACTTGAACAAAAGTATAATATAGGTAAAAAGGGGAAAGTTCAGGAAACCGAATAATAAAAGTAGGGAGTTCAACACTCCCTTTTTTAATAATTTCTAATATATAATAGTGAAGGATGCCTTTAAGGGTCCTCCTAATTAAAACCTCGCTTATTTAAGGAGAAAATCAATGGAAAATTTAACAACTTGGAAATTAAATTCATCTGATCTTCCAACTTTATTTGATAAAATTCAAAAACATGGTTTAGGTTATGATGATTATTTTTTTGATAGATTTTTTAATCTTCATGAAACCACATCAAATTATCCTCCATATAATTACATAAAACTAGATAATGTTACGGCAAAACTAGAAATTGCTCTATCTGGTTTTAAGAAATCTGAAGTTTTTGTATATACACAAGACGGCAAACTTTTTGTTGAAGGGCAAAAAGAAGATAAAGAAACCGATACAGTGTATATTCATAAGGGACTAGCGCAAAGAAGTTTTACGAGAGTGTGGACACTTTCTGAAGATACTGAGGTTAGAACCGTTGACTTTGAAGATGGTCTTTTAACTGTTGTTTTAGGTAGAATTGTTCCAGAACATCATCAGAGAAAAGATTGGTTCTAAATAATTAAGAATATCGTCGGCGCAGAGGGAAGACTGGCAAAATCCAGTTGACTTCCCTCATTTTTTTTGCTAAAATACTATGAGGTAAAATGAGGTAAAATGTCAATTAAATTGGTCATACTAAAAAGTGGAGAGACTATTATATCCGATATTCGTGAGATGATTTTAGGTGAAGATGAAAGTAAAGCAGTTATAGGGTATTACCTTTATAATCCTTGCGCTATTGTTTTGGATTCATTAGATGAAACCCAGGAAGTAGATGAAAAGCGGAAAGTGTCAATCAGACTATTTGATTGGATGCCCCTTGCAAAGGAAAGTAAAATACCAATTGTCGCTGAATGGGTTGTTGGTATAGTTGATCCAGTTGATAGTTTAAAAGAAACTTATAGCGAATCTTATAAAATTGAGGAAGAATGAAAATGGATGAAAAGAATATAGTTTTACTTGTATTGAGCACAAAAATCTTACTAATTGCAGATGTAACTCAAGTTACCTCTGAACTTGGTGATCCTGATCTTCTATTAAAGAATCCATTTATACTACTTGATGATTCTACATTAGTGCCTTGGTTGCATGAGTTTACTAAAGAAACTGCTTTTAAAATTCATTCAGACAAGGTGTTGACAATAACGGTGCCAAATCCAATTTTACTTGATAAATATCAGTCTCTTACTAAATGAAATTTTACACTAATGTACAAATGATTGGGAATCAATTTCTCGTTCGCGGGTATGATAATGGTGAGCATGTCATGTTTAAAGAAGAATACTCACCAACTCTATTTGTAAAATCAAATAAACCAACAAAATATAAAACCCTAGAGGATGAATATGTTGAAGCAATTCAACCTGGATCTGTCAAGGAATGTAGGGAATTCTATAAGAAATATGATGGTGTAGAAAATTTCAAAATCTATGGAAATGATAGATATGTCTATCAGTACATTTCCGATAAGTATCCTGAAGATGAAATCAAGTTTGATATTAATAAAATTAAACTAGTTACTTTGGATATTGAAACAACTTCTGAGAATGGATTTCCTGATCCAAAATCTTGTGAAGAAGAAATACTTCTAATCACAATTCAAGATTATGCTTCAAAGCAAATTATAACTTGGGGATCCAGGCCATTTAATAATACTCAGAAAAATGTAAAGTATATTGAGTGTGATTCTGAATATTCTTTGTTGAGTTCTTTTCTATACTATTGGGACAATAATATGCCCGAAGTAGTAACTGGGTGGAACATTCAATTTTTTGATATTCCATATATTTGCGGGCGTCTTTCTCGGGTTTTGGGTGAGAAAAAAGCAAGAAGTTTTTCTCCTTGGGGACTAGTTTCTATAGAGGAAGTTTTTGTCAATAACAGACAGCAGATTTATATGGATGTTGGTGGCATTACTCAACTTGATTATCTTGATCTTTATAAGAAGTTTACTTATAAAGCACAGGAATCATATCGTCTTGATTATATTGCCGAAGTTGAACTTGGTTCTAAGAAACTAGACCACTCTGAGTTTGATACTTTCAAAGACTTCTATACCAAAGGTTGGCAGAAGTTTGTTGAATACAACATCGTTGACGTAGAACTTGTTGACCGTTTGGAAGACAAGATGAAACTGATTGAACTTGCCATCACGATGGCATATGATGCTAAGGTTAATTATGCCGATGTATTTTATCAAGTAAGAATGTGGGATAATATTATCTATAACTACTTGAAAAAAAGAGATATAGTAATTCCACCTAAAGATAGAACTGAAAAGAATGATAAGTATGCAGGTGCTTATGTAAAAGAACCTGTTCCTGGAGTTTATGATTGGATTGTTAACTTTGACCTTAATAGTCTATATCCTCACCTTATTATGCAATTTAATGTTTCTCCCGAAACATTAATTGAAGAAAGATGCCCAAATGTTTCTGTAGATAAGATTCTAAATCAATCAACTAATTTTGAGTTGTATAAGGATTATGCAGTATGTCCAAACGGTGCTATGTACCGTAAAGATGTTCGTGGAATTCTTCCTGAACTTATGGAGAAAATGTATAATGAACGTGTCATCTTTAAAAAGAAGATGATTGAGGCAAAGAAGAAATATGAAAAAACTAAAACTAAGGAATTAGAAAAGGAGATTGCTCGTTGTAATAATATTCAGATGGCAAAGAAAATTTCTTTGAACTCTGCTTATGGTGCTATTGGCAATAATTATTTCCGTTATTATAAACTTGAGAATGCTGAAGCAATTACTCTTTCGGGACAAGTTGCTATTCGTTGGATTGAAGGAAAACTGAATAAGTATATGAACAAGGTTCTTAAAACTAATGATGTTGATTATGTTATTGCTTCTGATACTGATTCCATTTATCTTCATATGGGTCCTTTGGTTGAAACTATATTCAAAGGAAGAGAAAAAACTACTGAAAGCGTTGTCAATTTCCTTGATAAGATCTGTAAGGTGGAACTTGAAAAATATATTGAAAGTTGCTACCAAGAATTGGCGGAATATATGAATGCTTATGCACAAAAGATGCAAATGAAGCGGGAGAATATTGCTGACCGTGGAATTTGGACTGCTAAGAAGCGTTACATTATGAATGTTTGGGATAGTGAAGGAGTTCGTTATGCTGAACCAAAACTTAAGATTATGGGTATTGAAGCAGTTAAATCTTCAACACCAGCACCTTGCCGTAAAATGATTAAAGATGCTCTTAAGTTGATGATGAGCGGAACTGAAGATGATGTAATTAGTTTTATTGAACAGTGTAGGAAAGATTTTTATAAACTTTCTCCAGAAGAAATATCATTCCCTCGTTCGGTTTCTGATGTAGTGAAGCATTATTCATCTTCTTCAATTTATAGCAAAGGAACGCCAATTCATGTTCGTGGTGCGCTATTATTCAATCATTATATTAAGGAAAATAAGCTTACAAAAAAATATTCCTTAATTCAAAATGGAGAAAAAATTAAATATTGTTATCTCAAAAAACCTAATCCAATTTATGAGAATGTAATTTCTTTCATTCAAGATTTTCCAAAAGAACTAGGATTAAATTCATACATTGATTATGATACTCAGTTTGATAAGGGGTTCTTTGAACCACTCAAAACAATTCTCAATGCAATTGGATGGGATTCTGAAAAAAAAGTAACTCTTGATTCTTTTTTTTCATAATGTAATAAATAACATTACCTGACTTGTTCGCACTTTTCAGGAAGAGAAAGGGGGGGCAGAAATGCCCCTCTTTCTTGCATAACTTTTATAAATAGTATTGCGAACAAGTTAGAGTTGAAATGAACTACCTTAAAGTTTATTGTAATCTTATCAGGAAAGCACAGAATAGAAATATTCCTGATGATTATACAGAAAAACATCACATATTTCCTATAAGTATTTTTGGAAAGAATGCTAGTGTTGTAGTTCTTACCGCAAGAGAACATTACATAGCACACGCACTATTAGAAAGAATTTGTATTAAGAGATATGGAGTAGAACACTGGAAAACTAAGAAAATGAATTTCGCACATCTTAGTATGAAGAGTGGTAACAATAGATATCATAATTCTTATCTTTATGAAAGTGCAAGGAATAGAATATCATTTTATATGAAAAATAGAGTTGTAAGTCAAGAAACTAAAAATAAAATTAGTATAGCAAAAAGTGGAGAGAATCATCCAAATTTTGGAAAAACTTTAAATAAAGACCATAGAGATAAATTGTTGAATGCTTGGAAAGGTAAAAAACATACTGAAAAATCTAAATCAAAAATGAGTGAAAGTAAAAGGGGTAAATTTTTTACTGAAGAACATAGAAAAAAACTTAGTGAATGTAAAAAAGGAGAAAGGCATTTTTTGTATGGAAAAAAAAGAGATAGTGAAGTTGTGAGTAAAATAGTAGAGAAAAATAGTAAAGATTTTTCTATTATAAATCCAGAAGGTAAAATAATTTGTGGAAAAAATATAGCAGAATTTTGCAGAGAAAATGGATTAGACAAAGCAACTATATGTAATATGCTTAATCATAAAAGGGGAATAAAATCACATAAAGGATATCGTGCTACCTCTTGACAGTATTTAATTTTGTGGTAGAATTTTACAGAAGAAACACATGTAGAAAATGAAATTCAGTGATTTACCCGACAACTCTTGGGAAAAAGAAATGTTTAGGGTTGTAGATTTTATTGGTGGTGATGCTCCTGCTCTTTGTAATTGGAATGATGAAATCCCAACACCACAGAAAGTAGCAGAATCAATTTTGACCTTAATAGCATACGGAGACAATAGAGACCCAGAAAAATTTATCAATCTTTTTAATGAATATAGACAAGAAAACAGATATTTTCCAGAAAGTGATTTTAAAGGAGAAACAAATGACTGATACTAATTTAAGTTTTTTAAAAAATATTGTAAAAGAAATCGGTGGAGAATATACACAACTCGCTGCTGAGATAGATGAAACTGAAACCTTTGTTGATACCGGCAGTTACATTTTTAATGCCCTTGTTAGTGGTAGTATTTTTGGTGGGGTTTCTGGTAATAAAATCACTGCAATTGCTGGCGAAACTTCTACTGGAAAAACTTTCTTCAGTCTTGCCGTCGTTAAAAATTTCCTTGATAATAATCCTACTGGATATTGTCTGTATTTTGATACTGAAGCAGCGATCACAAAATCCCTTTTGGATAGTAGGGGAGTTGATACAAGTCGTCTAGTGGTTATTAATGTAGTTACGGTAGAAGAGTTTCGTACCAAGACACTCAAAGCAGTTGATATTTACTTAAAGAAAAAAGAGGATGAAAGAAACCCTTGTATATTTGTATTAGATTCTCTGGGAATGCTTTCTACTAATAAAGAAATTAATGATGCCTTGGCAGAGAAGGATACAAGAGATATGACTAAGGCACAACTTATCAAGGGTGCTTTCCGTATGCTGACTCTCAAACTGGGCCAGGCAAAGATTCCTATGTTAGTGACAAATCACACATATGATAGTATGAGTCTTTATGGTACTAAACAAATGTCTGGAGGTTCTGGATTGCAATATGCAGCATCCACAATTATCTATCTTTCTAAGTCAAAGGAAAAGGATGGAACGGAAGTCATTGGAAACATTATCAGGGCAAAGACTCATAAATCACGATTAAGTAAGGAGAATCAAGATGTTGAAATCCGTTTGTATTATGATGAGAGAGGACTGGACAGATATTATGGGTTATTGGAACTTGGAGAAATTGGAGGACTTTGGAAAAACGTTGCAGGACGTTATGAAATGGATGGTAAAAAAATCTATGCTAAAACAATTCTTGCCAACCCAGAAGAATACTTCACTGAAGAAGTGATGCAGCAACTTGATGAGATTGCTAGAAAGGAATTTTCTTATGGCAATTGAATTAAATGATTTGATAAAAGTTTATGATAATGTATTAGAGTCAAATGTCTGTAATTTCCTTATCAATCTTTTTGAACAAAATGAAGATAAACATGAAAGAGTTGAAAATGATAGAAGACCAAATTTTACACAATTTAATTTAACTGAAAACTGCAAAATTTCCGAAGAAGTAAACAACGTTCATAATTTTCTTATCTCTAAAGTTTTTGAGTATAAGAAAAAATATTATGAATATATTGATGATAGATGTTTTCCGAAGGAACATAATTTTGAGCAATTTCGGATCAAAAAATACAATCCAGAATTGCAGGATCAATTTGATACTCATGTAGATGTGATTGATCATGCTTCTTCTAGAAGATTTTTATCTTTTATGTGGTATTTGAATGATGTTAATGAGGGAGGTGAAACAGTATTTGAAAATTTGATTATTAGACCAAAACAAGGAAGTATGCTAATATTTCCTCCTCTGTGGACATTTCCTCATAGAGGTAATCCTCCAGAAAAAACAGCAAAGTATATTATGAGTACATACCTTCACTATAAGTAATGGAAAAAATTGAATTTTTAATTCTACGAAATTTAATACACAATGAGGAATACCTAAGGAAAGTTTTACCTTTTATAAAAGAAGATTATTTTGAAGATCTAGAACAAAAAATTGTATTTGAAGAAATTTCTGAATTTGTTCTTGAATATAATAATATTCCAACTAAGGAAGTTCTTTGCATTGAAGTTGAGAAAAGAACAGATGTAAACGAAGATCAATTTAAAAAACTTGTGCATCTTATTTCTCATCTTGAGAATGTTCCTTGTGAGCAGAATTGGTTAGTTGATACAACTGAAAAATGGTGTAGGGACCGTGCCATTTATTTGGCACTTATGGAATCAATTCAACTTGCCGATGGAAATGGTACTATTAAATCAAGAGATGCAATTCCATCAATTTTACAGGATGCATTAGCAGTTTCTTTTGATAATCATGTAGGACATGATTACCTACTTGATTATGAACAAAGATATGAATCTTATCACAAATCAGAGGATAAAATTGAATTTGACCTTGATTACTTTAACAAAATCACGAAAGGTGGTTTGCCTAACAAAACTCTTAATATTTGTTTAGCTGGAACTGGTTGTCATGGGAAGGGAACAAAAATTCTTTTATATGATGGCACTGTAAAATCTGTTGAAGATATAAATTGCCAAGATATTTTAGTTGGTGATGATGGATCTCCAAGATTCATTAATTATCTTATTAGAGATAGAGGGCAAATGTATAAAATTAAAATCAATGATACAAATGATGAAATTATTATTAATGAAGACCATATTCTTTCTCTAATTAATACTAGCACAAAAAAAATAATCAATATAACCGTAAAAGATTATCTGAGTAAATCTGAAAAGTTTAAACATCTTCATAAATCTTACTACAATAAAACGCAGGTTCCATTTTCAAAGAAAAATTTATCTGTAGATCCATATTTTATGGGGTTATATCTTGGAGATGGACATACACACAGTTTATCACTGACTAGTGCTGATTATGAAGTTTTGGATTATGTAAAATCTTATATTTCTGAAAATTTCGATTATATTGATATAAAAGAATGCAATAATGGTTCAAGAGCAACTACTCTAAAAATGATTGATAATTGTTATTTTGGTTTTGGTCAGAGAGTAAATAGACTTTCTACAATATTTAAATCTTATGGTTTGAATATTACTCAACTTGAAGATAGAACAAAATGCGGTGAAAAATTTATTCCTTTTGAATATAAAACTTCATCTATTGATGATAGACTTCAATTAATTGCTGGATTGATTGATAGTGATGGATATAAAATTGCTAATGGTTGTTATTCTATAACTACTAAGTCTAAAAAAATGGCAGATGATATCGTTTTTGTTTCTAGAAGTCTTTGTTTTGGATCTAAAATTACTAAAAAATATATAAAAGATTCTCTATACTACAATATCTTAGTGACTACAACACCAAGTTCTCCTCAAATTATACCCTGTAAAATAAAAAGAAAACAATCAATTGATGTTTATACAAAAAATAAAAATCCATTACATAAATCATTTACCATTGAAAAATTAAATGTTGATGATTACTATGGGTTTAATCTAAGTGGAAATAATCTTTATTGTTTAGATAATTTTATTATTACTCATAATACTGGTAAAAGTCTCTTTATGTGCCACGTAGCAGCATCAGTTCTTCTACAAGGTAAAAATGTATTGTACATTACGCTTGAAATGGCAGAAGAAAAAATTGCTGAGCGAATTGACGCAAACCTTTTGAATGTAAATATTAAAGATATTATAGATCTTCCAAAATCTATATTTGAAACTAAAGTAAATAATATTGCAAAGAAAACACAAGGATCTTTAATCATTAAAGAATATCCTACTGCTTCTGCTCATGCTGGACATTTTAAAGGACTTTTAAATGAACTTTCTCTCAAGAAATCATTTAGACCTGATATTATTTTTATTGACTACCTTAATATTTGTGCTTCCTCTAGGTATAAAGGAAATAGCAACATCAACTCTTATTCATATATCAAGTCGATTGCTGAAGAACTTCGCGGATTGGCTGTGGAATTCAATGTTCCCATTGTCAGTGCGACACAAACTACAAGAGGTGGTTTTGGGTCATCTGATCCAGAATTAACAGATACTTCAGAATCCTTTGGTCTTCCTGCTACTGCTGATCTTATGTTTGCCCTTATTAGCACAGAGGAACTTGAAGAACTAGGACAAATACTTGTGAAGCAACTTAAGAACCGTTACGCATCAACTGATAAATATAGAAGGTTTGTATTGGGTATTGACCGCTCTAAGATGAGATTGTATGATGTAGAACAGAGTGCTCAATCCGATATTCAAAAATCTGGAAATGATTTTGAGTATGAATATCGGGACGAACAAAAACCAAAAAAGACATTTGATGGATTTAAGTTCTAATGGGAATTATTTACTGTATTCATAATTTATCTACTGGTAAAAAGTACATAGGACAAACTATAGAAAAATTGCAGAGAAGGGTTGTGCGTCATTTTAGAACAATCAATATTTTGTAAAGAAAATGACTTGCAACAATCTGCATTCGTTATGATTATGAAAGGTGAAAGGACACACCATAAAAATTGGACTATTAAAAAACTTGACTTTATTGCAAACTAATTGTAGAATTAAAAGGAGATTGAAAAAAAAGTATGACTCAAAAAATTGACACTGAAAAATATGTTGAATTTGTACGCCAAACTACCAGTCCGGCAAGTAGCGATTTTCCTTCTCTGCTTTCTCGCTTAACTGAACTTGAAGCACAAAATGCTGATGTATGTCGTTTGATGACTGCTGCTTATGGTCTTACTGCCGAGGCAGGTGAGTTCACTGAGGTTGTGAAAAAAATCTTCCTTCAAGGTAAACCTTATAATGAAGATAATGTATTTCATATGAAGCGTGAACTTGGTGATATTTGTTGGTATCTCGCACAGGCATGTATGGCACTTGGTATTACTTTTGATGAAGTTCTTGAAATGAATTTCCAAAAACTAAGTGCTCGTTATCCAGAAGGAACTTTTAATGTTCATTATTCTGAAAATCGTAAAGAAGGCGATCTTTAATTGAAATAATTTTTATTATAAATACTTAGAAAGTATTTGTAGAAAAATGAATTCTAAACTTTTCAGAGAAGCAACTCTTTCTTATTATGCAGTCTATGATCAAGATCTCCGTGAAGAAATGGAAGAACTTGGTATGTTTAATTCTGTAGATGAAGCAAGAGCACCTGGAGTAAAGCCTTACAGACCTGGACCTACTGGTGCTGAAGTTAGAGCAGATGCTGCTGCTGCTGAGAAAAAAAGAAAAGAATCTGGCAAAGATAAACCAGGATATGGTCCTGAGGATAAATTTAAGAGTGATTGGAAACTAAAAGCAACTCCTTCAACTGTAAATAAGAAAGGTCAAACTGTTTCCCAAAGAATGGATTCAGAAAAGCCTTATGCCAAGAGAATGACTGGACCTCTCGCTAGAAAGCAAGGAAGTCGCACTGCTTCCAATATCACAAGAGCACTTGAGGGTCCCGGTGAACCTCAAGCAGTAACTCTTCCAAGAAAGAAATCAACTGTATCAAAAGAAATTATCCGTAAGACTAAAAATGAAGAATATGATATTTATGATGTAGTTCTTTCTCATCTTCTTGATGAAGGTTATGCTTCAACAGTAGAAAATGCTGAAGCAATTATGGCAAATATGAGTGAAGATTGGATCAATAGCATTATTGACTGAATAATTTAACAAATAAAAAATTAATATCCTCTTTCTAAATAAAGGAAAGAGGATATTTTTTTATGGCTGGACAAAAAGGATTTGCTTATGAAAATATTATATACAATGAATTATTGAAAGAAAATTTAACAAATAATAGGTATAGACCTTCTCAATCCGATAATACAAAACCAGATACAGCATTTTTAGTTAATAATACTTATTATAATTTGGAAGTTAAATTGGATTTATCTGCCGATTTTGGTCAGGGAACTTTAAGATATAATTTTAATGATAAAAAATGGTTTACATATTCTGAAAGTTCTAAAATGAAAGAACTTTTGGATTACTATAAAGTTGATGAATTTGCAAATAAAGAGTGGACTAAAGTTCCTAATAAGGTAAATAGAAATGATAAAGGAAGAACTCCAACTAATCTTACTCAACAGCAGATTAGGGAAGATAATATAAACTTTCCCGATAAATATTTAACTCTCAGAGGAAGAAATCCAATAGCAGAATATTATAATAGTAAAGATGTTTATTATATTCAAATTGGACAACTTTATGGATTCTATTATATGGGCAAAGATAAAGCAAATCTGGGTGTCCCTGAATTTAATCCAAGAGAGCAAAAAATTAGAATAAGAAGAAAAGGAAGTGGAGGCGGAAATTATAGGTTTACAACTTCACTTATCATCACTACAAATATACCTAGATCAAATTATGATATAGATGCAAATTTAAACTTTATTATAAATGCGTCTCGATAATAAATACATATAAACACTATAATATGAAGAAATTTTCCCACTTTATAATAGAAGCAAAAGAAACCAGAGCATCTGAACAGGCTAAAAGAGCTGGTTTAGTTGGTAATGGGCATGGAGATTGGTATAATGCTCAGGGAGAATTTGTGGCAAAAACCGTAAATGGAATGCTTAAATATTTTAATAAAGGTCAAAGAGTTGGAGAAAGAGATGTTCCTCCAAAACCTGGAATCCCTTCTCCAGCAGTAGTTGCTCCTCAACAAGCATCTCAGCAAAAACAACCAGTTGCTACTAAAAGGGTAGATGGTAATCAAAAGGAAATGCCAGCAGATGGGGAATATTTAACTGTTGTTTTAGCTAGATTTAACCCCCCAACAAAAGATCATAATCAATTATTTTCTGCGGCAGATAGAGCATCTATGGGAGGTGAAGTTAGAATATATCCATCAAGAGCAGAAGATTCTAAAAAGAATCCGTTAAATCCTGATAAAAAAATAAATTACTTAATGAAAATGTTCCCAGAAATTTCTGAGATTATTGTTAATAATCCAGAAATAAAAACTGTTTTTGATGTTCTAATTGCTGCAAATGAGGATGGATATACAAATATTAATATTGTAGTTGGATCAGATAGATTATCTGAAATACAAAGTTTAGCAAATAAACATAATGGACAGTTTTATCAATTTGATAGTATAAATGTAATTCCCACAGGAACCTTTGATTCTGAAAAAACTACTTTAGGAGTTTCTTCAGGAATGTTAAGAAAAACTGCTGCAGATAATAATTTTAGAGATTTTAAAAGGGGAATGCCTAAAACTATTAAAGATCCTGATGTTAAAAGGTTATTTAATGACTTAAGAAAGTCTATGGGATTTTCTCAAACAACAAAAGAAAATTATCATCTATGGGAAATTGCTCCAGATCTTGATTATAAAAATCTAAGAGAAAATTATATTCAAAATAAAATTTTTAAAATTAATGATATTATAGAAAATCTTAATACAGGCCTTATTGGTAAAGTTATTCGTAGAGGAACTAATTATTTAATTTGTGTCACTGAAGATGATGTAATGTTTAAGTCTTGGATAAAAGATGTAATGGAAGTTAAAGATACTGTTAGAAAAGTAACTTTTAAAAAATTAAGAGAAGAAGTAAAAAGATTTACTGATGTATCTGGTGTTCCTTCTGACCAAAGATTAGTTGGAACAGATCCATATAGGGAATATACTATGAAAATGTCTCATGTTAAAAAAATTACTAATTTTATAAATAAATATAAGAAAACTCCTAAGTAATAAAATGTCAAATTCTATATTAGAAGGTAAGAAAAAGAGTAAGCAAAATCCTTGGTGGAATGATGATGGTGATGATATTGGATATGAACCAGGAGAAGTTTCAGGAAAGTTTAGAAAAAAGAAAGTAAAAGAAGGATTTTCTAATTGGAGACAAGATCTTTTAGAAGCATCTGATGATAAAAATGATACTAAAAAATTTAAAGAAGGAAAGGTAAAGAATAAAATTAAAACAAGTGCTATTGGTTCTGGTATTGAAATTGGAGAAGAATTTGGTCAAACTGGAGGAGTAATAGTTGAGGTAAATGAATTTGATGAGATTAATGATGTATTCTCTGAACTAAATGATCATGAAATTTCATTTTTAACGGATAATTTAATTGAAAATTCAATAGAAGAAGTTCTTCTGGATTGTCTTGATGAAGATTATGATATTCATCAAGTAGTTGATATTATTATAGAAAACATTGATGTTAATATTGATATTTTAAATGAAGCAAAAGTTACTTATGGGCATGATACAAAAATCAAAAGTGACAAATTGCAGAAAGTAAAATCTGCAGTTAAATCTGTTGGGAAAAAACTTGCCCGTGGTGCTGGGTATGCTGCTGGTCTTGCGGTAAGAGGAGCAAAGGCAGCAGGTAGGGAGGCTTCTTCTGGTTATGAAAGAGGAAGAAAAGGTTCTTCTTCAAGTCAATCAACATCTTCAGGTTCTTCTCCTGGAATTATTTCAAGAATAGGTTCAAAACTTAAGAGGGGAATTAAAGGTGTTATTGCAAGAGGGGCAAGATCACTTTCAAGAGGAGCAAGAGATGTTGCTCGTAAAATGGAAGTAGGGCAAACTGAAAAACCAAGTAAAGTTCATTCAAAATCTGGAACAAGAGAACCTTCTCCTCGTAGTGGAATAGGTGGGGGTAAAAAAGTTGAAGTTGTTGGTTCCCAAACAGATTCTAAAAAAACAGAACCAACTTCAGTAGAAACTGCAACTTCTACCAAGAAAAGACCAAAAGCAACTCGTAGAACAACATCAGTTAGTTCAAAGGCATCAAAGGTAAGGAGAAGTCAAGAACTTCGTAGACAAGCAGATGAAGTCTTAGCATCATTGAGAAATGAGGATTTAGATATGGACTCAAATACTAATCCTCAAGTTTCAAATGCTAAAAGAGAACTTTCAACTTTAGATTTAAAAAGAACTAAACTATTAACAAAAATAGCACAGCAGAAAAAACAACAAACAGAAGAATATGAATTAGCAGAACGTGAAATGACTGCTTCTGATAAAGCAAAGGAAAAAAATATAAAATCGAAATATGATGATTCTAATATGAAGAAAAATATGATAGACCAATATGGCAAAGAAAAGGGAACTCAAATTTATTTCGCCAAGATTAGAAAAATGGCAATGGAAGAAGTTGTTGATGAAGCAAAATTATCAAGAACAGAAAAAAGACAACAAAGTTCCGATAAAAAGAAAGGAAGATCTAAGACTATGCATTTAGTTGATCTAGATGCTAATGCTATGAAACCTAAGAAAAAAGGTGTCGAAGCAGAAATTGAAGTTAAAAAGAGTGGTAAAACTGTAAGATCATTAAATCCTCAGCAGTTTAATACTGATAAAAAGAAAGATGATGAAAAATATGACTTTGGACAATTTGCAAGCAGCAAGGTCTTTAAAAAGACTTTAAAGGGTAACAAGCACGTTAGAAATCTTCATAGAGGAGGTGAAGCATCTGGACTTACTGCCAGAGGTAAAATGGATAAACCTCGTGAAGTTGTAAAGCATATAAAGAGCACTGGATTTAAAAATCTTAAGGGAGTTCACTTTACTGGTGATGTTCCTGGAAAGGGAACTGATGATAAAAAGATGAAAGTAATTAAGCATCTTATTAAAACAAAAAAACCAAAGCAAATAAAATTTAGTGATGATCATGCGAAGAACTTGCAAGCTCCTGAAAAATTTAATAAGGAAGGAGGAAAAGACAAAACTAAAAATAGAGGTTCTTCAATTCCAAAAATTAAAACTTACCTGACCAGAGATGATGGAAGACCAAAGAGATTTGGTAGTGGTGGAGGTGGAATAAGAAACCCTAAAGCAGTAAGTAAAACATCTTCTCCTCAAGAAAACCAAAAGAGAAGAAAGCAAGCACGTATGGGTGAAGAATTTTCTTTAAGTGAAGATTAAATAATCGATTAATCTAAATAATTATATACTACCTTATTGGAGGTAAATCACATGTCAGTAGCAGCACTCTGGGCTTGGATTATTGCTAACGAAGCAGCAGTAGCAACTCTTCTACTTGTTGTTTCCGAATTTCTTGGTGCTATCCCGGCATTTAAATCAAACGGTATTGTTTCTTTTGTTCTTCTTCAGGCAAGAGAATTTGCAAAGAAAAGAGGTGGACAAGATCCAACCCTATGAAAATAAAATAAAAATATAATAATTAGGGGGGAGATATTAAACTCCCCATTTTTTATAAATACTTGTAAGAAAAAATTTTAGTAAAGGTAAAAAGAATGGCACTCTGGGGAACTGCAGATAGTCTTTACTCTGTCGGAACTATAACAGTAGATTATGCTGCAAAAACAATTACAGGAACTGCAACATCATTCACTGCTTTTGGAATATCTGCTGGGGATGTAATTACTATCGGTGCTGGTGGAACTTTTGGTTCTGCAGTAATATCTGGAATTACTTCTGACACATTTATTTCTATTGCATCTACACAATATTTAAGTGGAGAAGTTATTTCTGGAGTTGCTTACTCAATTTCAGAAAAACCAGTATTTACATTAGGTGATTCTTCATACTTATATTCAGCAGATCCTAAGCATGAAGTTTATGGTGTTGATAAGTATGAAATTTCAGCATTAGGAGTTTCTACTCAATATGGTGGAATACATGGAGGATGGGTAGGAATACACACTTATGTTGATATGCACGGCACTCTAAGAGTTAAATCTGAAACTCTTGTTGCTATGTCAGAGATTACTTCAGGAACTTCTGCAAGTTATACAACTACTGGAGATGCTGCTGATGATACAATTCTTGCTGATGCAATCATTACAATTACTTCACAACCTGCTTCTGTTGGAGTTGGAACTACAGTAACAGCAACATTTAGTGTAACTGTTTCTGTAACACCTTCTTATGCACCTCTATCTTATCAGTGGCAAGAAGATGATGGTGGTGGATTCGCAGATCTTGCTGGAGAAACTGGAACTAGTGTAAGCATTGCAAATACTGATGCAACTAAGAATGGATATGAGTATCAAGTAATAGTAACATCTGGAAATACATCAGTAACTTCTGGAATAGCAACAATGACAGTTTCTTGATAATATATGATTTTTAATGAATTAAATGAGGACAATTTTTTATTATTTGCAATAAAAAATTATGAGAATCCCCAGGCAGTTACTAAGGAAGACTTTCAAAAGGATTTAAATCATTTTAAATATATTAAAAGGTTATTAAAAAGATACAAAAAAACAGGTGAATTAAAAACTCACCTATTAATTAATCATTTTATTGTTCTTTATAATATATTTGGAGAAGCAACTACTCCCATGCTTTTCTTTAAAATTGATAGTGATATGTGGTCTCAAGTAAAAACATTTATTTTATTTTTAAATAGATTGCCTCAACATCCAAAAACATACATACATGATATTACCGTTGATTTAAATTGTTTAACTCAACTTCAAAAAATCTATAATAAAAATGAAAAAGATTGATAAAATAATTAATTATTTTAGAAATTTAAAAGAAGAAGGTCCAACTATGTCATCTGGAAATGTTGGGTTTAATGGTTCTTCTAATCCAAAAGGACCAACTGCTGGATTTGATCCTATTTTAGGTATGAGAAAAAGAAAAAATAATGAAGTTGATTTAAGAGCAATAGATTCTAAACTCAGAAGATGGGTAAAATCTATAAGAAATAAATAATAATAACAAATAGATGAATTGTGTGACTTTTCTTCAACAGATTTTAAAAAAATGTCACCATTTTCAGTTAGAAGATCTGACCTAGCAAAGTTAGATGTTTTAGAAACAAAGTTTAATATTTACGAAGATTTATCTAGACAGATGCTTGACAAATTGGAAGCAGCAGTAGATAAAATATCCGAAGCAAACAGTACGATTGCTAATATTCTTACTAAGCATGATGCAAGAATTGATCAAACATTAATGAATGATCAAATCTTTATGAAAGAAATTGATGAAATGAAGGAGGAAAATAAAAAAGACCATGAAAAAGTTTATTCTAGAATTGAGAAACTAGAGGCAAAAATAGAAGAATTTGTAAAGTTTCGTTGGATTCTTGTTGGAGCAGTTATTATTATATCCTTTATATTTTCTCAATCTTCAGTAGTTGTAGATGTCTTGACCCCTGCCGAAGACCCTGCTAGAATTGAGAGAGCAAAATAATACCTAATTTATAATGGATTTGATTGACTCCAAGTATATTGGATTAGTATCTTCTCGTCTTCAAAAATTCAAAAAGGTAAAATCGAATCTCTACACTTTTCGTTGTCCCATTTGTGGTGATTCGCAAAAAAACAAGAATAAGACAAGAGGTTATTTTTACTCAGTAAAAAATAACACCAATTTCAAGTGTCATAATTGTGGTGCTAGTCTATCGTTTAATAACTTTTTGAAGAATGTTGATTCAGCACTTCATCAAGAATATTCAATGGAGAAGTTTAAAGAAGGATTTACTGGAAAGAATTTTGTAGTAGAACAACCAAAGGTTAAATTTTCCCAACCAAAGTTCAATGAAACAATAAATCTCCCAAAAGCATCGGACAATCAAACAGCAAAAAAGTATTTGGAATCTAGAAAATTAGATCCTGATAAGTTTTATTACGCAGAAAAATTTAAAGAGTGGACTAATACTAAAATAAAAACATTCGATAATGATTCTTTAAAGTATGAAGAACCTAGAATTGTAATTCCATTATATTATGACAAAAAATTGATAGGGTTTCAAGGAAGATCATTGGGTAATAGTATAATTAAGTATATTACTATTATGATCAATGAAGATTCTCCAAAAGTTTATGGATATGATACAATAGATAAAACCACTCCAGTTTATGTTTTAGAGGGTCCTTTTGATTCTTTTTTCATAAAAAACTCTATTGCTATGTGTGGATCTGACCTTGATTTAAAACCTCTAAATATTTCTCACCCGGTATATGTCTATGACAATGAACCAAGAAATAAAGAAATACACTCTAGAATGAGTAAAAAAATAGCGCAGGGTGATTCTATTGTAATATGGCCTTCTTCAATACAAGAAAAGGACATTAATGACATGATTTTGTCTGGACTTGATGTTCAATCTATGGTAGAATTAAATACTTGTTCTGGACTAGAAGCAAAACTAAAATTTACCTCTTGGAAGAAAATATGAGCAACGGAATTAAAGTCAAAAAACGCAATGGAACAGTTGAACCACTAGATCTTGATAAGATGCATCTTATGGTTGAAGAGGCATGTAAAGGTCTTGCAGGGGTCTCTGCGAGTCAAGTTGAAATGACCTCTGGCATTCAATTTTATGATGGGATTACTACAAAAGAAATTCAAGAAATTCTTATTCGTAGTGCAAGTGATCTGATCGATTTGGATCACCCAAATTATCAATATGTTGCTGCTAGACTTCTTCTCTTTTCTGTTCGTAAGCAAATTTATGGACGAATGAAAGAGATGCCTAATCTTGAGGAGCACATTTACAATTGTGTAAATGTTCAAGTTTATGATAGCGATATTTACAGCAAATACTCCAGAGAAGAAATTCAAAAGATCAATTCTTATATTGATCATGATCGAGATTATCTGTTTACTTATGCAGGTCTTCGTCAAGTAGTTGATAAATATCTAGTTCAAGATAGAAGTAGTGGTGGGGTGTATGAAACTCCACAATTCATGTATATAATGATTGCTCTGACTGTTTTTGCAGAATATCCTAAAGAAACTCGTCTATCTTATATTAAGAGATATTACGATGCAATCTCCAAACACAAAATCAACATCCCAACACCAATCATGGCGGGAGTTAGAACACCCCTTCGTCAATTTGCATCTTGTGTTCTGGTTGATGTTGATGACACCCTCGATAGTATCTTTAGTAGCGATATGGCTATTGGCAGATATGTCGCACAAAGGGCTGGTATCGGTATTAATGCGGGTCGAATCCGTGGAATCAACTCTAAAATCAGAGGCGGAGAAGTTCAGCACACTGGCGTTGTTCCTTTCCTTAAAAAGTTTGAATCAACTGTACGTTGCTGCACACAAAATGGAATTCGTGGCGGATCAGCTACTGTCCATTTTCCCATTTGGCACCAAGAAATAGAAGACATTCTTGTTCTAAAAAATAATAAAGGAACAGAAGATAATCGTGTTCGTAAACTGGATTATTCTATTCAATTAAGCAAAATCTTCTATCAAAGGTTTATTGAGGACAGGAATATTACACTATTTTCTCCAAATGATGTTCCTGGACTTTATGAAGTCTTTGGTCTTCCTGAATTTGATGATCTTTATATCAAATATGAAAATGATCCATCAATTAAAAAGAAGACTATTAAGGCACAAGAACTTATTCTTGATCTTCTAAAAGAACGTGCCGAAACTGGTCGTGTTTACATTATGAACATTGACCACTGCAATTCTCATAGTTCTTATAAGGATCAAATTACTATGAGTAATCTTTGTCAGGAAATTACTGAACCAACAACTCCAATTCAGCATATTGATGATGACAACTATTCAGAAATTGCTACTTGCATTCTATCCGCAATTAATGTGGGTAAAGTTAAATCAGATGAAGAACTAGAAGAACTTTGTGATCTTTCAGTTCGTACTCTAGATGAAATTATTGATTATCAGCATTATCCAGTAAAGGCAGCAGAGAACTTTACAAAACGTCGTCGTTCTCTTGGAATCGGTTATATTGGACTTGCTCACTATCTTGCTAAACTTGGATTCAAGTATGATTCTCAAGAGGCATGGGATGCTGTTCATGGACTTTCTGAAGCATTTCAATATTATCTTTTAAAAGCATCTAATCAACTTGCCAAAGAAAAGGGTCATTGTGAATATTTTGGACGTACTAAGTATTCTGATGGTATTCTTCCTATTGATACATATAAAAAAGACGTTGATGAAATTTCTTCTATTCCATTAGAGCATGATTGGGAATCACTTAGAGCATCCATCCTGGAGCACGGTCTCAGGCACTCAACATTGTCCGCACAGATGCCATCGGAGAGCAGTTCCGTTGTGTCAAACGCAACCAACGGAATCGAACCACCTAGAGGATACCTGTCCATTAAAAAGTCGAAGAAAGGACCACTTAAGCAAATTGTTCCGCAGTATCAAACACTTAAGAACAATTATACGCTTCTTTGGGATATGCCTAGCAATACTGGTTATATCAATATTGTTGCTGTTATGCAAAAATTCTTCGATCAAGCGATTTCTGGAAACTGGTCCTATAATCCGGAGAATTATGCCAATAATGAAGTTCCTGTTAGCATAATGGCACAAGATCTTTTAACCACATATAAGTATGGTTGGAAAACAAGTTATTATCAAAACACTTATGATATTAAAACTGACGAAATCACCGAAGATAAATTAGATAAGGTGGATTCTTTAATTAATCAAATTCTTGAATTAGGAAATGAAGAAGACTGTGAGTCTTGTAAAATTTGATATTATTTGGTAAATTTTTTAAATCTAGAAGAGAAAAAGTATGCAGTACGATTTTATGGCAACCAAGGAACATGAAACTATTAAAGGAATGACTGTTTTTAACACTGAAGAAGTCAACACAAAAAAACAACCAATGTTCTTTGGTAAACCATTAGGAGTTCAAAGATATGATACTTATAAGTACCCAATCTTTGATAAACTTACAACTCAACAACTAGGATATTTTTGGAGACCTGAAGAGGTCTCTCTTCAAAAAGATCGTGGGGATTATCAAACACTTCGCCCCGAACAAAAGCACATTTATACTTCAAATTTGAAGTATCAGATCATGCTTGATTCTGTTCAAGGGCGTGGGCCTGGAATGGCATTTCTTCCATATTGCTCGCTTCCAGAATTGGAAGCATGTATGACGGTATGGGAATTTATGGAGATGATTCATAGTCGTTCCTATACATACATCATTAAGAATGTATATTCAGATCCTTCTGATGTATTTGATACCATCATCCACGACGAACGCATTCTAGAACGTGCTGAGAGCGTTACAGAATCATATAATGACTTTATTAATTCAGCACAGTTTTATGGTACTTCCGAGTCATGGAAGCATAGACTTGAGGGAGTCACTTATGCAAAGGAAAATCTCAACGAGGTCAAAAGAAAACTCTACCGAGCTATTGCAAACGTTAATATTCTTGAGGGTATTCGTTTCTATGTTAGTTTTGCTTGTAGTTTTGCTTTTGGTGAACTCAAACTTATGGAAGGATCTGCAAAAATCATATCACTCATCGCAAGAGACGAAAATCAACATCTAGCACTTACTCAGAATATTCTGAATAAGTGGAGAGAAGGTGATGATCCAGAAATGCAACAAATTGCAAAGGAAGAGGAAGAATGGGTTTATAAGATGTTTGATCGTGCTGTAAATGAAGAAAAAAAATGGGCAGATTATCTGTTCAAAGATGGTAGTATGATTGGACTTAATGATAAACTTCTTCAGCAGTATGTTGAGTGGATTGCTAATCGTCGCATGAAAGCAATTGGCTTCAAACCTGCTTATGATATTCCTGCAAACAATAACCCACTTCCTTGGACTCAGCACTGGATTTCTTCCAAAGGTCTTCAGGTAAGTCCACAAGAAACGGAAGTTGAGAGTTATATAGTAGGTGGTATTAAACAGGATGTTGCTGCGAATACATTTGCTGATTTTAAACTTTGACAAATACAACAAACTGAACTCTAATACTATTTATATAATATTATTAGAGTTCAGTTTGTTAAAATGTATTATGTTTACGAATTAATAGACCCGAGAGTTAATCTTCCTTTCTATGTTGGAAAGGGTAAAGGTAATCGGGTCTATTTTCATTTATCAGAACAATCAAGGGCAAAATCAGACAACTTTAAAAAGTTTGATAAAATTAAAAAAATAAGAAAGGAAGGTTATGAACCTGAATTCAAAATAGTTAAATATTTTGAGGAAGAAAATGATGCTTATGATTATGAAGAGGAACTAATCAAAAAATATGGAAAAAGAGATATTGATGAAGGTGGAATATTAACGAATATTTGCGAAAGTTCAAGGCCACCAAGGTTAAATGGTAGAACCTATCAAGAAATATATGGAGATAAGTGGAAGGAACAAATCCAAAAAAGATTAAAGACCAAAGAAGAAAGGGGAAACTATGGTGGCGTAAGAAAACACACAGAGGAAACTAAAAAGAAAATAAGTGAGAAAGTATCTGGTAAGAATAATCCAAGTTATGGAGTTCCTTGTAGTGAAGAAAGAAAAAGAAAAATAAGTGAAAGAGCAAAGGCAAGATTTGCAAATGGGTTTGTATCTCCATCAGCAAAAACTTGGATATTAATTTCTCCTCAAGGAGAAGAGTTTATAATAACTGGAAAACTTAAAGAGTTTTGTAAGTTAAAAAATATTTCATATGCAACTATGAGTGCTGCTATTAAGTATGATAGGACTGGACCAAGAAAAAATGGTTGGAGTATCAAGGAACTTATAAATACCTAAAAAGTATTTGTAAAATGGACGGTGCCGTTGGAGGAGCATTATTTTGAAAATGGTTTATCTAAAGAGTTTCTAATAATAAACTCTTTCCAACTAAATTATAAATCCTATCAACTTCACTACTGAAAAACTTACCTTCAACATTCGTATTATAATAATCTTCTTTGAAGATTACATCTCTTTTGAATTGTTCCATAGTCTCATAAAAACTCATAGATTTTTTATGAGGGCATAAGTAAAGTATTTCTCGGAGAAATTTATCTCCTCCTAGATTTTTTACATCTTCAATTAATTCGTCGCAAGATCCAAAGTATTTTTGCCAATCGCTTTCTTTCGTTTTTCTACGACCTGTCTTACGATCTTTTTGACGAGTCCAAAAATGTTTTTTACCAATATATTTTTTATTATTAGTTAGATTTGTAATAATATAAACAAATCCTTCCATATCCTTTGGTGTTTCTGTAAATTCTTGATTGTTATATTTCCAGGACATTAAAACATACATATTGATAGAACTATCTATAATCACTTTCTAAACTGTCCACAAGACTCCACAAGGGGTCTTTTTTGATATAGAATACTCGTATACCCATCTACTATCATGAAATTTTTTAAGGCACTATTTAAACTTGCTGCTAATCTCGCAAAGGAGGATAGAAGAGTAGTTGTAACTGAAAATTATTCTCAGGCAGAAGAATCAGAACCGGAGGTAGGGCAACCAAAAGTAGAAGTCCAATCACATCAAGAGGAAGAAAAAGAGGAAGTGGTGACTATTCATAACCAAGAACTTTCAGATATTCGTAACTGGGCAGTGAAAAAGATTGAACTTTTGCATGAGGCAGATAGGCATCGCAATGCCCGTGCTCTTGCGGCTGAGTTTGATGAATGGATCAATATTCCTGATGATGTTGATGAAATCGATTATATCTCCATTCAAAATCTAGATTGGATTGATGATCATGAAATTGATGTTCATTGATTGACAAATCCTAAATAATCACTTATTATGTAAAATCCCTGTTATGAGCAGGGTAATCGTTATGAGTCTTTGACGTGACATTTAGAGCCGTGGGTACTGCCCCTGAAAAGGGGAACTTCTCCTTTACCTATACGGATGTAGAGTTCTATTAAAATTAATGCTAAGAAACCTTTCAACTGTAGCCGTATCTCTTTTAGGTGCGGTTGCGACATCAGCGGCAACACTGCCAACACCGAGTTTTGCTACTTCAAGTACTACTCCACAAATTGCAATTTTGACGGAAGAAGACAAAACTCAGGAGACAGCGACCAAAGAGGTTGCTCCCGAAAAGCCTAAAGTGAAAAGGCTAGTTTGTAAAGGATGTAATTCAAACGAAACACGTACTCTAGAATTTCTTC